CTAAAGGAGGAACAGGAAGAGATATATTTGAATCAGGATTTATAGTTTATGGTAATGAAAGTAATTCTTTAAATACAACAGAAAAATTAAAATGGGAAACAGAAACATCAACATTAATAACATCAAATATAAGAAGTGAATATTTATATGGAGATGGTGGAAATATTAGTAATTTAATAATAGAAAATTTAACAGGTATTATTCCAATAATAAAAGGAGGAACAGGAAGAGATATATTTGAATCAGGATTTATAGTTTATGGTAATGAAAGTAATTCTTTAAATACAACAGAAAAATTAAGATGGGATGCAGAAACATCAACATTAATAACATCAAATATAATAATAGAAAATTCTAATATAAGGGATATAATAACAGATTCAGGATTAATATTAAATACATTAGGGATATATACAGAAGAGAAGGAAATAAAGGGAGGAGAAATAATATTTGGATCATATTCAAATTCAAAAAAGATAGATATAAATAGTAATTTAAAATGGAATAATGAATATAAAATATTGGAAATTAATGAAGGTTCTTTAAATACATCAAATATAAATGCATCTAATATTTATATTAATGGTAGAGATTTAAATGAAATAAATGAAGTAATAAGAGGAGGAACAGGTATAGGATATATAGAAAAAGGAAGAATATTAGTAGGAAATGATAATAATCCAATAAATACATATGAATATTTAAAATGGGATGAGATAACATCGACACTTTTAATAGATAATATAAAAATCAATTCAAATTTAACAATAAATAATGCATCATTATCAACAATAATTGCAAATATAGATTCAAATTTAATATTAAGTAATCTTGGATTTAATAATAATGAAATAGAAGGAGGAGAAATAATATTTAGTGGTAGTTCAAATACATTAGTTATAAATAGTAATATAAAATGGTTAAATGAGAATAAAACATTAGAAATAAATGATGGTTCAATAATTACTTCAAATTTAATAGGAAAAAATTTAATAATTAATGGTAATATATTTTCATCAGGTGAAATTTATAGTAGTTCAGATATTCGTTTAAAAACGAATATAAGTATTATTCAAAATCCAATTGAAAAAATAGAAAAATTAAATGGTGTATATTATAATCTTATAAGTAATGAAAAAAGATGTATTGGTTTAATTGCTCAAGATGTTGAAAAAATTATTCCAGAAATTGTTTATACTAATATAGATGATACAAAAGCAATTGCTTATACTAATATGATGGGTTTAATAGTAGAATCAATTAAAGAATTATCTCAAAGAATAGGTAAAATAGAAGAAAAGTTAAATTATATTAATATAAATAGAATATAATTTATAAAAAAGATGGCATCAACAAAAAATATTACTAATATCTATGAGTCATATCTTGAAATGTCATTTATAAATCAAGGAAATTTTAATGCAAAAATTACACCTTCATCAATTGTAGGTTCATTTATACCTTGTTATAATATAAAAGAATTTTATATAGATTCATTAATTTATCTTCATTTACATGCAAGTTTATATTATGAATTATATGCATTAATTAATAATAATAATAATAATATTTCTTATTTTAAAAATGCAGTAGATAAATTAAAAATTCAAATTATTAATGCTCAAAATACAAATAATACTACTAATAATACTAATATAGGTCAAATATATATAGATCCTCCATCTGTTACTAATAATAATAATGAAGTAAATTCATGTATATTTAAATTTTCATTAGCAAATTTTTATTCAAAATATAATAATAGAGAAGGATATAAATCATATGCAGATAATTCTGAAAGTGATAGTACTCAATATAAAAAATTTGAAGCAATTAAACCAATTTTAGATAATATTAGTCTTCTTCCATCTGATTTAACAATAACAATCGCAGGATTATATAAAACTGGTGATACAATTCATACATATAAAACAACTAGAGTTGAATCAGGAGAATTAACAGATTATAATGTTAATTCAAATAATTATATAACTGAAAGTTATAGTTCAACTTATGATATTGCATCAAGACTTCATATGTTAAAAAAAATAATTAAAGATATATTATCTCAAGGACATGATAAAATTATGAGTTATTTATTATATTATACAATATTTTATCATTTAGTTGTTTATAATACATCTATTCAAAATGAAATTAATATTAATTATTTACATAATATTAAAGATTTTAATAAATTAGTAAGTGGTAGTAAAATAAGTTCACTAAAACAAGCAATTGAAGGTATTAGTTATAATACTGGTACTTCAATTGATTTTGCAACTGGTGATTATTCAGATAATTCAAGAAATATTAAGACATTATTAAATAATTTAAAAAATAATATTGCTACTCTTCAAAGTAGTTATTTAGGTACAGGAAGTGCAGAATATATTGATAGTAAATCTAAATATGCATCAAAAATAGGTGTATTAAATGATATAAAAGCAGATTTTGATAGAATACAAACAGAATTAAATATAACAATAAAGGATTATAATAAATATATAAAAAATTTTCAAAATGTTAAAATTTATGCAAATTTTATAATAATGGTTTTAATAATTGTTATTATAATAACTATATTAGTAACTTTATTAGATAGTATAACACCAAATTTTAAAAGTTATTATTATGTAATTGCATTTTGTATTCTTTCATTTATTACTTTTATTTATTATAATAAATTTAGATATATAAATTTATATGAAAATTTTACTAATCAAATTTATAATTCTGTAAAATATGATACAACATCAACAATAACTTCTGGTACTCTAATTGAAAAAAATAATGCAGCTTGTATTGCAAATACAATAAATATAACAGATCAAACTAATGGAGATAATATAATTAAAAAAAAGAATAGTCATATTAATTTTATAAATTCTTTAATAATACCATTAAATGGATATATAGAATCAATAGCTAATATAATGAATGGATTAAGAACAAATATTTATACAGCTAATTATGGAGTATTTACAAAAGATGGGAATAATTATTTATATAATTTATATTTAGATAAGAAGAGTCAAAATGAAGCAAATAGAATAAAGAAGGTTGCATTAGCGAATATGTTAGATACAATGAAGAGACATATAGTATATTTATTTAATATAATATTATTAATAAGTTTATTAACAATAATATTATTATTAGGATTAATATTATTTAGTAATTTTCCATTTTATCTTAATTATATAATAATATTATGTATAATATTAATAGTAATAATAATAATATATTTTATAAATTCAATAGTACAACCTACAAGAATGATAGTAAATAAGAATTATTGGGCGAATAATAATCCATCAAAAATATTAATGTCTAAAATTGTATAATTTTTTTTATTTTTTTTAAAAAAATGATTTTTTAATTATAATTTTTTTATATGAGAAAATGATGAATACAGATGAAAAGTTCTTTGATAGTGATAAATATAAAATGATTTGTTTTAAATCAAATTATCCATCTCAATGGTATTTATCAGAATTTATATTATATGATGAAGAAGATAAAATGAATTATAAATATAATTGTTGTGAACAAAGAATGATGCATAAAAAAGCAACATATTTTAAAGATACTGAAACAGCAAATGAGATATTAAATACAAAAGATCCATCAGAACAAAAGAAATTAGGTAGAAAAGTTAAAAATTTTGATGCAGATGAATGGAATAAAGTTGCAGATCATATTGTAGAAGAAGCTAATTATTGTAAATTTACTCAAAATAATAAATTAAAAACTTTATTAATAAATAGTGGAAATAAATTATATGTAGAATGTTCACCATATGATTCAATTTGGGGAAATGGAATGAATATTACAGATACTCTAAATACTCCAATTAATGAATGGAAAGGAACAAATAGATTAGGACAAGCTCTTATGAGAGTAAGAGAAAGAATTATTAATGAAAATAAATAAAAAAGATATAAGGAATAATAAATAAAATATAAATGAGATTTAAAATATGATATTGGTGGTAATATTAATAAAGATATTAATAACGAATACATATTTTTATTCATATTTTTTAAATAAGATGATAAGAGAAATATATTATAATTATTCAGAAAATAGTAATAAAATGAAAACATTAATATTATTTTTTGATTTTTTAATAAATGCACAAATATATAGAAATGAATTTATATTAACAATTGATTTATATGAATTTATTAAATATTTAATAATATATATATATGAAAATAAAAATAAAATAAAAGAGGATTATATACCTTCATCTGGAAAATTAAATGGAATATTAATGGTTAATAATTATTTTTCATTAAATAAGAATGATATATTAGGAATAGTTGAAAGAAAGAAAGGAAATATAAATAAGAATAAGGATGAAATATTAAAGAATTTATTTATAGATAATATAAATTATAATTTATATAATAAAGAATGGTTAAAAACAAAGATAGATTATAATATAGATAATAATAATAATATTTTAATAATGGATTTTAATAATTATAAAAAAAATAAAAATTTTTTATATAAAAAAATAAAAGAAGATAAAACAATAATTATTTTAATTTCAAATAATATTAATGAAATTAAAGAATTTACAAATAATATTATTTTTATATAATTGAAATAATTGATTCATTATTTATATTAAGTTTTCTCATTATTTCAATTATTAAAAAAACATCAGCTTTTGCTCTATGATTTTGTTGAGAATTATAAAGATAATTATAAATATCAATTAATTTATTAGATTTTAAATCATATTTAATAAATAATCTAAATAAATATAATGTATCCAATATTTCATAAAAAATAGAATTGGAAAATCAAATCTTTTACCATTATGTGCAATAAATATAGGTTCTTCACAATAATTAAAAATATTATTAATATCTTCTTTAAATTTATTAATATTTATATCAAAATCATCATTAATAAAATCTTTATCAGTTATTCCTGTAATATGAGAAGTTGTTAATGGATATGAATTTTTAATTAAACCTTGAGATATAATTGAATTAAAATTAAATTCATATATAAATCTTTCTATTATTTCTGTATTAGGTGGAAATGTAAAATCATCATCAATATCAATTGTATTTGTTTCAATATCTAAAATAAAGATATTATTAATCATTTTTTTATCTAAAATTTTAGATAAAAAACAATTAAATTTCCAAATATTAAAATTTTCATTATCTATAGTAATTTTATGTTTAGTTCCATCATATATATTTATAATTTCCATTGAATTTCTAAAAAAATAATTATTATTATATAATAATATTTGAAGAATATTTATTATATCTATTGTTTTACAAAATTTTAATTCTATTATTTTATTATTATTATCTATTATATCACATATTCCATATATATTCATATTATTATTATTTGTCATCTGTTGAAATTTATAATTTATTTTATTCTCACTTAAACTTTTAATATAAGGAAAATATTCTTTTAATGAATTTAAATATAAATTCCAATCCATATTTAAATATCTTATACATTCATTTTCTAATTGATATTGATATAATACTATTGAAAATATTATTAATTCATTATTATTATTATTATTAATAAGAGAATTATAAAGATTTATATATTTATTTATATTAAATTCTGAAAGATGAATAGTAATAATAATTTGTATAATATCATTATAATTATTATTATAATTAGTATAAATATAATTAAGAAATTCTATTTCTTTATTATTTAATTTATTTTTATTTAGTTCAAGTAATTTTAAATTAAGATAATTATTATTATAAATAAAACCTTTCTTTTTTAATGAAGGAATTACTAATTTAAATTTTTCATAATTTTCATTATCACTTAATGTAATTATATTTTTTATTTTATTTATTCCATGTATAATATAATTATTTATAGAAGAATTATTTATATACCAATAATATTTAAATAATTCTTCTATAAAACATCCATTTAATTTAGAATATTCATTATTTAAATTTTCATTATTATTAATATTAAATATTTTTTCTATTTCAATATTAAATTTAAATTCATTTAAAAAATCATATATATTATCTTCATTAAAATATTTATTATTATTTATCATTTCAACTATTGGAAATACATTCTGTATATTTTTATCAATTAATTTTATTTTATTTTTATTATCTTTTTCATTTGAAATTATAATTGTTTCTATATCATTTTCTATTATACTAATATTATCTATTTTATTATAATCATTACATTCATATAAATCTTTTGGAACATTTTTTATATAAGGAAATATAATTTTTGAATTATCTACATAAATAATTAAATTTTCAATTGCTCTAGTAAATCCAACATACCATAAATATTTAAATATATTATAATCTTCTTTTGTTGGAATTCTTGTAAATGTTGTTAAATGATAATTTAATATAAATACTTCTTTAAATTCTAATCCTTTAGAATTATGAATTGTTAAAAGATTTATATGATTTTCAATTATTTCTATTTTTTCATTATTATCAAATTCATTATTATCATTATCCTTAAAATATTTTACATATTTAATATTATTTTCATTTAAAAGATTTGCAATCATTTGTAAACCTATTGATAAATAATTTTTAGATAATTTAACTGATCCTATTATACCTATTTCATTATATTTATATTTACTCTCTTTTATTCTTTTTATTATATCCTTTTTTATCTCATCTATATCATTTATATATATATATGGTTTATTATTATTATTATTATTATTATTATTATTATTATTATTATTATTATTATTATTATTATTATTATTATTCATAGAAATCATTTCAGATAAATAAGAATGAGGTCTTAAATAATTACAAAAATTAACAATTTCAGGAAAAGAACGATAATTATTTAATAATGTATATTTAAAAAATGGTGAATGTTTTAAAAGATATTTATCAGAACCACCTTGAAATTGATAAATATTTTGATTAGGATCACCAACTAATATTAATGGTATTTTTAATATATTTGAAATATTTTTAATTAATAAATATTGATTATTATTAATATCTTGTGCTTCATCTATTATTATTATCTTACAATTTATAAAAAAATTTAATTTCTTTAAATCATATTCATTACAATTATTTATAAGATTTAATGTAGCTAAAATAATAGTATTTATATTATTACTATTTTTATTATTAAGTTTTTTTGAAATAGAAGCTGCTAAACTATGAAATGTTTTTATATTATAATTATTAAAAATTGAAGATTTTTCTTTACCTTTAGAAATAAAATCTAATTGAGCTTTTTTAGAATAAGTTATAATTATAAATTCATTACTTTTTTTAAATTTTTTTATACATAAATTAATAATTGTTCTTGTTTTACCACATCCTGGATTACCTATTATTGTAAAATCTTTATCAATATCACTATTTATTATTTTTAATTGATATTCATCATTTATATCTAATATCATAAATATTTATATTTAAATTTATTAATATTTATCTTTATTTATCTTTATTTGAATATATCATTAATATTTCATTTTCTTTATCATAATTTAAATTATGATTTTTTAAATAACTAATTTCTTTAAATCCTTTTTTACTATAAAAATTATAAAGATTATCAGTATTTTCTTTATTTTTATCTATATAAAGAATTATTGGAATTTCTTTATATAAATCTAATATAAAATTAATAAGATTTGTTGCATATCCTTTATTTCTATAATTATTATCTATACATAACTGATTTAATGATAAATATTCATTTATATAATAAATACCAATAAAACCAATTATATCTAATAAATCATTTTGAATATATATAACATATTCATAATTATTTAAACGAGAATTAGAAAAATGATGTAAAATAAATTTATTTATTTCCAATTTTTCTTTTATATTTAAATCTATTTTTCTTTTAATTTTTATCATATTTATTAATATTATATAAATTTTAAATTTAAACTTAAACAAAAAAATAACAAAGAAAATGAAAGAATATTTAATTCTTTCATTTAAATTTAAAATATATATAACTTACAAATTAAATACAAAATCTAATATATATAATTTTCAACATTATTTAATTTATATAAATAAAAATATGATAATATTACATTAACTTTTATTCCTAATAAATCAAAAATAAGAAAATAAGAAAAATATATTATGAATTTTTAAATGAATTTACTTTAAAAATATTTAATTTATTTTTTTCATCAGATAAAAGAAATACAGAAATAGAAAAATTTATTGATTCATTATATATTTAAATATTATATATATAGATAAAAGATTATGATTTTAAATTTAAATGATTTTAAACTTAAACAAAAAAAACTTTAGAAAAATTTAAACTTAAAAATAAAGATAATAAAATAAAGAAAATTTAAATAAAAATAAAAGATAAACAAAAAGAAGCTTTAGAAAAATTTAAACTTAAACAAAAACAAAAGAAAATTAATAAAAAGAAAATTAAAGGTGGAGCATTAACACAAGAAGAAATAGATACTATTAGTGATTTTATAATAGCTGAATATTTTTTTAATAATATTAACTCATTAAATTTAAATTCATTAACTGAATTTGAAAATAATGAGTTAATAAAATATTTTAATAATAAAATATATGATATTAATGAATTAAAAAAAGAAAAAGAAGAATTAAAAAAAGAAATTAATGAATTAATAAAAGAAAATGAAGAATTAAGAAAAGAAATTAATAAAAAATATGAAATAATAAAAAAAGAAGATAATAATAATAGTATTATAACTACATTGCTGAATGAAATAGAAAATTTACAAAAAAAAAGAGAATAATTATAATATTATTAAAAATATTAATTTAGAATTTAATAATAATACTTATTATAAATATTTAAATAAATATTATTATAATTTTTTAAATCCAGATAATGTATTAAAATATTATTTTATTGACTCTAACGATATTAAAAAAATATTTTCTAATAGAACAAAATATAATGATATTCATTATGATATTCAATTTATTATTAATAAAATTGAATCTAAATTAGAACAAAGTCCAGATTATTATAAAATATATTTTTTTTTTAATCAAATAAATATATTTATAGAAAAATTTTTAATAAAATTTTTAATAAAATTTTTAATAAATTTTAATAATACAGAATTACGTAATTATATGATTGGAATATTAACAAATAAACAAGATAATAATACTGATTTAATAGAAATATTTGATTTATATAAAAAAGAATACTATGATAAAGATAATTTTAGAATATTAGATGAAAAATATGATACAAAAAATATTAAAATAGTAGATGAAAAATATGATACAACTAATTTACAAAAAATATTTGATTTATATAAAGAAAAAAATGATATAAAAAGTAATAAATTATTTGTTTATATAAAAACAAGATTAAATATAATAGATAAATCAATTAATTTTCAACAATTATTTGATTTATATAAACAAAAATATGATAAAATTACATTAACTATTCCTATAGAAAAATCAAACAGACAAATATATGATGAATTTTTAGATGAATTATATAAAGATAAATTTACTTTAGAAATATTTGATTTATTTATTGAACCAACTAAAAGAAATGAAGAAATAAAAATATTTATTGATTCATTATATATTTAAATATTATATATATATATATATAGATAAAAGATTATGATTTTAAATTTAAATGATTTTAAACTTAAACAAAAAGAAGCTTTAGAAAAATTTAAACTTAAACAAAAAGAAGCTTTAGAAAAATTTAAACTTAAACAAAAACAAAAGAAAATTAATAAAAGAAAAATTAAAGGTGGAACATTAACACAACAAGATATAGATACTATTAGTGATTTTATAATAGCTGAATATATTTTTAATAATTTTGACTTATTAAGTTCAACATATAAAACATTAACAAAAATATATATTATTTGTAAAATAGATAATATTTATAATTTAATAGAAAAAAATAAAATATTAGAAGAAGAATTAAAAAGATTAAAAGAAGATATTCATTTTAAATCTGAAAGTAAAGCTAGTAATGAGAATTATATTAATAGAATAAAAGATGAAAATGTTAAAACTGAAATAGATAAGAAATATATAATAAATAAAACAGAGGGAGAAAATAAAATAATACAAACATTTTTAGATCAAAATAAAAAAGATTTGGAAGAAATAAATATAAAAATTAAATTTAACAAAGAAAAAATTAATAATATAAAATCTAATGCTGATTCTGTTTTTAATGATCAATATTATAGTAATTATTTAAATAAATATTATTATAATTTTTTAAAAATAAATAAAAGATTAAAATCTTATTTTATTGACTCTAACTATATTAAAGAAATATTTTCTAATAAAACAAATTATAATGATATTAATTTTATTAATAATAAAATTGAATCTATATTAGAAAAAATTCCAGATTATTATA